CATGCCCTTGACTAACGAAATTGCCAAGGCATTGGGTATCCAGTCTGACCGCGAGGGCTGGATGATTGCAATCCGCATCAATGACGATCAGGTGTGGAAAGATGTGAAAAGTGGAAAACTCTCCAGTTTTAGTATTGGTGGGAGGGCTTTGAAAGAGTATGCAGAGTAAAGTTTGCACAGTTTGTTGTTTAGAGAAAGACTTGGAGTCTTTTTACAAGACAAAAGATGGTAAATTTGGCCGACACTCTATGTGTAAGGTTTGCCTACTCTCTAAAAACAAAGCTAGTAGAGAAAAAACAAAGCCGGAGATTAAGTCCCAAAAACAGGCTTATTATCTAGCAAACAAAGAGAGCATAAACGAGAAAAACCGTGTAAATTATTTAGCTAACAGACAGTCTCGCTTAGAAACGAGCAAACGTTGGAAGAAGCTAAATCATCACAAGGTTATCTCTAGTGCGTCTTTGCGGAAAAAGAAAATCCGCATTGCGACCCCGAAATGGTTGTCCACCCAACACAGAGCAGAGATAGAAAACTTCTATTGGCTTGCCAAAGATTTAACGGCGGTGTCTGGGGAGACTTACCATGTTGACCACATAGTTCCCCTTCGTGGAGAAAATGTCTGTGGTTTACACGTCCCGTGGAATCTACAAGTACTTCCTGCGGACATAAACTTGGCTAAGAGCAACAACCTGTTGCAAAAGGAGATGGTGTAATGCCCACCGAACTCGTAAACTTGGAACTTGAAGAGGTTTCCTTGGTCGATATGGGCGATGACCCACTCGCTAAGGTAGCATTGTTCAAGCGCAGCCCGGAAGGGGAACACATGGAAAATGAAGAAGTAGAAAAACTCGACGCAGTTGACGAGACTAGTGTCTCTGACGAGACTGAAAAGGGTTACAAGGAAGAAATGAAGTCCGACAAGATGGACGACATGGAAGACGACGAAGAAGACATGATGGAAGACGAGATGGGTGGAAAGAAGCCTACTCGTAAATCATGGAAGAGTGAAGCCCTTGAACTTGAAGAAGTCAACAAGATGCTTCTGGAAGAAATCGAAACTCTCAAAGGCAAAGTCGCTGATCTTGAAGTGGCTGTTGTCGAAAAGGCAAAGCCTGCCGAAGAGATGATCGAAGTCGAAGGTGAGATGATTGCCAAGTCGGCTATCCCTGCACCGATCCTGAAAAAACTAGAAGATGTGCAAAAGGCTCTCGAAGTTGAAGCACTCCGTAAACGCGCCGATGAGGTTCTCCCCAATTTCAAGGGAACTGCTGATGAGCGTGGTAAACTGTTGAAGTCGATTGGGCAAGACGAAGAACTGCTTGCACTCCTTCGTTCCGCTGACGCTGCCTTTGCGGGCATCTACCAAGAAGTCGGCAAAACTGATGCAGCTAATGATCTGAAATCCCCGACTGAGAAGCTGAACGACATCGTAAAGGCTTATCAGGAAGAGAAGAAAGAGAAAGACTTCCACAAAGCGTATGCTGCTGTCATCAAAACTGCACAGGGCCGTAGCCTCGTGCTTGAAACCTACAAAAAGTAAAAGGAGCCTTTACTATGGCATTTACGGAAAACATGGCAACCCGCACCTACATCTCTGGGTCGGCTGTCGCTCAATTCACTTTTGTCTCTCTGGCTGCTGATGGTCAAGTGGACAACACCTCTGCTAACGCCCGTACCGATGGTGTGGCTCTGATGGCTGCTACCGCTGCTGGTCAAGCTGTCACTGTTGCTTATGATGGTCGTGTGACCGTTCAGGCTGGTGGCACGATCACTCGTGGTGCTGCTGTTGCAGTTGGTACTTCGGGCAAAGCTAAAGCTGCTGCTTCGACCAACGTGATCGTCGGGTACGCTCTCGAAGCCGCTGTTGATGGTCAGATCATCACCATCGAACTGTCTCGCGCCGATAACGCCGCAGCCTAATTTCTAGTTTAATAAAGGATTATCAAAAATGGCTATGCTGACCCCTAGCAGCGTTCATATTGACGCACCGCTTACCAACCTGACGATTGCCTTCCTGCAAGACGCTAACGGCTTTATTGCTGATCGTGTGTTCCCGAAGGTTTCGGTTTCCAAGAAGACCGACAAGTATTACATCTACAACCGTGCTGACTTCAATCGCACTGGTCAGGTGCAGGCCCGCGCTCCGCGCACTCAGGCTCCTCGTGTTGGTATGTCGCTCTCGACCGACACCTACTCGGCTGAAGTGTTCTCGCTGGCAACCGACTTCGACTTCGAAACTCTGGCTAACGAAGATGCAGCACTGGACATCCGCTCGGCTGGCGCTCAGATGCTGACCCACCAACTGCTGATTGACCGTGAAATCAAGTGGGCTAGTTCCTACTTCGCTGGTGGTATCTGGGGTACGGACTGGGATGGCGTTGCCTCGTCGCCTTCGTCGACTCAGGTCATCCAGTGGTCGGACTACTCGACCTCGACCCCGATCCAAGACGTTACCAACATCATGCGTACCGTGCAACTCAAGTCGGGCGGCTTCAAGCCCAACGTCATGGTTGTCGGCAAGCAAGTTCGTGACACTCTTGTCAACCACCCCACGATCCTTGCCCGTCTGAATGGCGGCGCTACCGTGACGAACACCGCTCTGGTGACGGATGCCAAACTGGCTGAAATCTTCGGTGTGGAAGAGTTCATGGTCATGGAAACCGTGAAGAACACCGCTGCTGAAGGTCTGACCGAATCGAACGCTTTCATTGGTGGTAAGCTGGCTGCTTTCTACTACCGTCCGCGCTCTTCGGGCCTGATGATCCCCTCGGCTGGTTACACCTTCACTTGGGACGATCTGGAAAATGCTTCGGGCCACGGCATCACGATCAAGTCGTATCGTGGTGACTATCTGGCTATCGACGGCGTTGCTGAAGTGCTGGAAGCCAACTTGGCCTACGACCACAAGGTTGTTTCGGCTGATCTCGGTGCCATCATCGACAGCGTTATCGCCTAATTAAGAAAGGGAGAGAGAATGAACCCGACTTATTTTCTCTCCCACTCTTTCGACCCTACCAAGAAACTGTACGTCAAACAAAGAGTGCATGTTGGTGGTAGGTGGCGTGAGAGGGGAGAATACTACGATTGGAAGGGTGCTGAGACTTATCAGAAAATCCTGTTCCTGTTCAATCAAGACTTCTTCTACCACAAACCCTACGATGAAGAAGAAGAAAAAGAAGTGCTTGCCGATGTGTTCAACAAGAACCTTGACGGCATGACCCTTGCAGAACTCCACGCTTACATTGATAAACTCAATGAGAGGTTTCAGGAGAAGGCTAAAACTGCAAAAGAGTTTCGAGAAAAGAAATGTCCTAAAGTCCCGAAGGATGTTGAGGCACAGGTTCGTCGGATTAAGTTCTGGCGTGACACTCATAGGGAACTGTTTGAATGATAAGAGGGCGACTAGATGTGGTCATATTCTGCTTCTAACTTGAATACTACAACTGCATCTGGTCGTCTTAATAGCGTCCGCCTGCTTGTTGGTGATACTGACGATGCTGACCAGTTGGCACAAGATGAAGAAATCTTGTTTGCCATCAGTCAAGCTAACAACAACATCTACTATGCCGCTGCTTGGGTTTGTCGCACTGTTGCTGCTAAGTTCAGCCGTATGGTTGATACGACCCTTGATGGGGCTTTGAGTGCAAAATACTCCACTCGTTCCAAACAATACCAGCAACTAGCTGCACAGGTCGAAGCACAAGGTAAGAAGACTTCTGGCAAGTCCCTTGGTGTCTTTGGTGGTGGTTACTCGTCATCTGCGATGCAGGTTGCTAATGAAGACCCGGATCGTGTCAAGCCTGCTTTTGGTATTGACCAGTTCGATAACGTAGAGGCGGGGGAACAGTATATCCCCGATGAACCTAATGGCGTTTGATCCCTCAACTCTGCGACAGATGATTAGAGAGCATGGCCTAGCCCTCACGCTTCGAAAGAGAGCCGCTGGTGCATATAACGCCACTACAGGTACTGTGACCACCACAAACACAGATTACGCTGTACGGGGCTATTTCTACGATTTTACGCCAGACATGATTGACGACAGTTCTATCCTTCGTGGTGATCGTCGTGTGGTCCTTGACAGCAAACTCATTAACGGGTCTGTCACCCCTGAGCCTGATGCCACAGACCAGATCATTGGCCTCGGTGATACGGTGAACATTGTTAAGGTGATGGAGATTAAGTCTGGTAGCGGAACGATGTGCTACTTGCTGCAAGTGAGGGAGTGACATGGTTCAAGGTAGAGCAATAGGAACCCGTATCTCCACTGTCCTTGCTAAGATCGAAAAAGACTTAGATGCTGTTAGAGATGAGTTCTTGAAGGAGGTGGCAGAAGACTTGGTTTCCCAAACCACTTCACCGATCTGGTCTGGTCAATATATTACAAGCCATTCTATTTCTACTAGCCCCTCTGCTGGACAATTCACAAGCAATATCGGTGGTTGGTCAGATAGAACGACAAACCCCAGTGCTTATAGGGCAGAGGCAAGAGCAAACCTTATGGGTGACATTGCTGCGTTGCCACCTAAAGCAGATAAGATTTACATCCAGAACAATGCCCCTCACGCTCGTATTGTTGAGTTTGGTGGTGGTAGGACACCTGCTTATGCTGTTTTTAGCAGTGTCTCTAACAGGGCTGGTTTGCATCTACAGACTGCAATCAATAAAGTGAAAGGCTCACAATGAGTATCATCAATGACATTAGAGCCTGTCTCGACACCCACCTAGCAGGGACAGTTGGTCTACCTGCTGTTGCTCACCAGAACGTCCCCTATGAACCTACCACAGGAACCAGCTTCGTCAAGGTTGACATGGTTCCCACTTCTCGTCGTCCTGCTGTTCGTGGTTTGAACCCACAGCAACGCTATGATGGCCTCTACAGTATCCTGATTTGTACACCAGAGAATTTGGGGCCGGGTGCTGGTTACGACATTTCTGACTTGTTGCTTGACCGCTTTGATGCAACAACAGACATTTCTCTCAGCGGCCTTACAATCTCTATTGATTACTCAGAAGTCAGGACAAGTTTCCTCGACTCCCCCTTCTACTGTACTCCCGTGACTATCGCGTGGTATGTCTACAACTGATAAAGGAAACTTAAAATGGCTTTTTCTCAAGGTTCTCGCGCTGGCCTTTCGTATGTCGTTGAATCGACTTTCGGTACTACCCCCGGCACTCCTTCACTTATCCAACTCCCTTACACCACTCAGTCACTGAACCTGACCAAAGAGCGTGTTACGGGTACTGACATTCAACCTGACCGTATGCTGCGTGTTGATCGTCATGGCAACCGTTCTGCTGCTGGAGACATTGTTGCTGACTTGCGTAAAGCAGACTACGACCCCTTCCTTGAAAGTGCTTTCTTTAATACCTTCTCGACTAACGTCTTGAAAGTTGGCACCACCCCCAAGTTCTTCTCCATTGAAGATGCTGCAACTGACATCACTCAGTTTCGTCTGTTCACTGGTATGTCTGTGTCTTCGTTGGCTGTCTCCATTCGTCCGAACCAGATGGTCACTGGCACGTTCTCCATGATTGGCAAGGACATGACAATCAGCGGTACTTCTGTTGATGCTACCAAGACTGCTCCCTCTGGCAATGCTCCTTTCGATGCTTACTCTGGGGCTTTGGAGATTGGTAACACTGGTGGTGCGCTTTCTGCGGCTGCTATCGTAACTGGTATCGACTTCACCATCAATAACGCTCTGGCACCTACGTTTGTGGTTGGCTCCTCGACCACCCCGCAGCTTGAGTATGGTATGGCTACCGTTGAAGGCACCATCACTGCCTACTTCGAAGACGCTGCACTGATTAACCGCTTCTTGAACGAGACTGAGACTGCTTTGGAAGTTTCTGTGGACGATCCTACGGGTTCCTCTGACTACACCTTCCTCTTCCCCCGTGTGAAGATCAACGGTGCTGATGTTCCTGTGGACAATCCGACTTCGCGTATCATCACCCTGCCGTTTGTGGCACTGTACGATACCACAGAAGCTACGAACATCAAACTCACTCGTTCTGTGTAATCCCGCAAGGGTAGGGTGGGCTGGCTTGTCGGGGGTTGGCTCACCCGCTTTAACTCTTTCCCGACGAATGTTTAATAACCCCGACCTCTTATTAAAGGATACCCCGACAATGGCCGATCTATTCAATATGATCCCGACTGATGACACTATTGTCGTCAATGTGAAACACCCTCTGACTGAGGAACCCCTTACTAAAGACGATGGTAAGGAAATGACGATTACGGTTTATGCCCCCCACTCTAGTGCCTACAAGGCCATTGTGCATGAACAAACCAACAAGCGTATCCAGAAAGCTGCCAAAGGTAAGAAGATCAC